AAGGCTTGCTGGGTAAGTTCTGCATGGTCAACATTACGCATAGTGAAGATGGTAAGTACGCCAATATTAGCGGCATTAGCCCTGTACCGTCTGCCTTGCGTAACGCCCAGCCTGAAGGCATTAACCCGACTAATCACTTTTGGTTGGCTGAATTTGACCAAGTAAAGTACGATGCGTTGCCTAAGTATTACAAAGAAAAGATTACGGAAAGTAGTGAATGGCGGGGGCAAAAGCAGCGTGAAGCTGACAAACCTGCTGTAAATAACAGCCCAATGCTTGACGATATTCCATTCTAAGGGGGCAATATGAAAGCCTTTCCGCATCCTAAAGTTTTAGAAGTAAATAAAAAAGAATATTTTCAGCTAACAGAAGCATCAAGTGGTATGGATTTGCGTGATTACTTTGCGGCTAAAGCTATGCAAGGGTATATCGCAAACACAGGAGTATTGGGTGGAATATCCCCGACTGACGAAGATTTAGCAAGATATTCTTATGAATTGGCGGATGCAATGATGGAGGCACGAAATGATAGTTAAAGAAAAGGTACAGGAAAATGGTCATTGGTACACCAAAGATGGCACTCCAGCCTATACAACCATCGGCAAGACTGGTGAACGGGCAACCACGCTTCGTGACGCACGGAAACTCGGACTTCTGCCAAGTGTTACAACAATTAACGGAATGTTATCGAAAGCAGGGCTTGATACATGGAAACAGCAGCAAGTCTTATTAGCTGCCCTGACCCTGCCTAGACTGCCTGACGAACCTGAAGCTGACTGGTTATCCCGTGTTATGCAGGATTCCAAAGCTACTGGCAGGGAAGCTGCGGAACGGGGTACGGCTATTCATGCGGTCATTGAAGCGTATTTCGATCAGGTGTATATGCCTGAAAAGCCACCGTACTTAGATGCGATTGATAGTGCGCTTAAAAGTACGTTTGGAGAGCAGCTATGGTTGCCTGAGAAGTCGTTTGGGCATCCGCTAGGGTTTGGTGGCAAATGCGACTTAATGGCTAAAAACGGCTTTGTAGTCGATTTTAAGACCAAAGATACCGACCTTGATAAAGTCGATGTGTACTTTGAACATGAGATGCAACTGGCGGCTTACCGTGAGGGCCTTGGCGTTCCAACAGCACGGTGCGCCATTGTGTTTGTCAACGGCACGACCAACCAAGTCAAGTTAATAGAAGTTGAAGAACAAAAGCTACAAAATGGCTGGGATTGTTTTCAACATTTATTACGGGTCTATCAGATCAAGAACGGAATATAATGGGTAAGGGCGGCAGGGTTAGACAAAATCTATACTCCTTCACGGGACTGCCGACCCACCCCACCTGTTGTATTTTTACCACATTAGGGTATATCCCTATAAAATAGTCTTGACAAAGTTAAGATAACTTAATATACTGGTGTTACTCCATTGGGGAGTGAGAAAGAAAGGAAACAAAATGTACGAAAAAGCACTAGCCGAATTCTACAAATTAAAAACCGTCAATGACGATGATTTAGACGGCACAATTAACCATCTTGTATTCCGTGCCCAGCACGAATTAGATTTAGAAGATGAAGGCGAAAACGAATACATAGAGTTTGAATTGCCTAAAGGTGAGTACGCAAGACTTACACGATTTGTAAAAAAGTGGAGCGGAAAATAATGAAAAACAGAAACTATGTAATGTCTTTGTATTGCGGTGATACATACCTTGATGTGTACGGCAGTATTGATAAAGACGAACCCGATGTAGGTCATGTGGGTGGCGTAGACATTGAAGATGTTTTTATAGCCGATACCGAAACCAGCGTACTTGAAATGATCCATAGCCTAGGCTGGGCCAAGTTCAACGACCTAGTTCAATCCGAATACACACCTGAAAGTTAAAAATGAAAAAATTACTGTTATTAACCCCATTGCTATTTGCAGCTTGCACATCGTACACACCGCCTAATGTCACGCTAGAAACCGACAAACAAGCGTTTCACATGACTAGGGCGCAAGTTATTCTAGGCATTAACGAATGTGAAGATGCTGGTACACGACCAGTCGTTATTACCGCCAAGCGCAGGATTAACGGTGTTACTACCGATGTACCTGTAGAAGTAACCTGCAATCCTCGTTACAAGATATTTCATTAAGGATTGACATGAAAGAGATTCTTTTAGGTATGTTATTGGGAGCAGCGTTTACTATTTTTTTTTTCGTGGCTATCTATTTAACGGTATGAAATGAAATATAAGCAATTTGACCAGCGGCTACATGATGCGTGTGACCCACCTGCTCGTAATGCGGTCGCTGGCTGGCTTAAAACGGTTCACCATGTCGATGCCTTACCCAACCCTGATAAATACGCTGTAGACCTTGTATTTAGCAAGAATGGGCAGCATATAGGGTATGGGGAAGTAGAAGTTAGGGATTGGGGCATGGACTTCTGCCCTTACGAAACGATCCACATTGCCCAGCGCAAAGAAAAGCTGTTTACCAACCCTCGTACCACCATGTATGTTGTAACTCGTGGCTATACACACGCTTACTGGATTAGGGCATCTAAAATCAAGGATTGCCCGTTAATTGAAGTACCAAATAAGGCAGTTGCCAAGGATGAATATTTTTACGATGTACCTACAAAATTGTGGAAGTTTGTAGATTTACGGGATGTGTTTTAAACGTAGGGCCTAGTACCCGTTTTATCAATAATTAAAGACTGTCTGCGAGGATTACCCCCAGCAGTATTAGGCACAGAAATATGTGTCCAACGGTCAAATTCTCGAATAATTTGGTCATATCCAATCCCCGATGCAATCACAGCCTTAACGACTTCATCGGGGGTCATGCTCGGTACTCGTATATCTGCTGCACAACCAATCCGATGCTGGCTAGTGTCCTTTGATCCTACCGCATCATTTACCTGTTTGCAACGGAAGGCTGAATTGACCATGATTGGCTTGCCACCTAACACCGTTTTAACTTCTTCTAGGAATGCAGCTAGGCGCACAAGGTTAGCCATCTCTGACGCATTTGGCGTATTGTCAAACTGGCGGTGATCCGTATGGGTCAGTTCGTCAAGGGTAAAATGTTCACTTAGCTGCATCTTTTTCTTTCGCTCTCATGTCCATAATCTTTTCGAGGGTGCGACCACCAAAGTAAAACGACATAATTAGCATACCCCATTGACCTAGCAGTTCTACATAAGCCTTGTTTGTATCTAGGTTAAATGCAGACATCATGGCAAACACAAAATAGCCGCCAAGAATAAATATAAGGGTCATAGGGCGAATGTTTTTAGATAGCCAGCTATCGCTATTCATGTCTGCTTGCAGTCGTGCAGTCAGTTCATGCTGCTCTGCGGCATCGGCATTGATCTTGGCTAGTTCGCCATTCTGTTGCATCTCAAGCAGTTTAAGTTTGGCCTGTTCAGCCTGTGCTGGGTCAGGAAAGACTTTATCTAGTATCTTGCCGCCAATGTCAAGTAGTGCGCCTAGTGGAAACATTATTTTTTCTGCCTTTCCTCAATCAATTTAACCCGTACATGAAGGTCGTGTACTTCTTTGTAGATTTCCTCACGCATTTTTGCCCTGCGTTCTGCAGATATTGGGCTATCTGTAGGTATGCCTTCAGAAGTGATTAGGGCTGGCATCTTGCCTTCAATTTGGGTTAAACGGGTTTGGAATGAAGATACTTGACCGAGTAGCCAAGCTATACAGGCTACCAATATTGGAATTACCGCCTTGAGTACATCTTGCATATTCATCTAAAACGCTCCCAAAATAAACTTTAGCCACAAGGTTACAATTAAAGCGGCAACAAAACAATAGAACTGCACTCTTCTAACTGCTTTTAAGTCGTGCTGAAATTCTTCGTTATTCTTGCGTTCCATGTTCTCAATGTCTAGCTTGATTTTAAGTAACGCATCCCACTCTTTTGCACCGTACTGCTTTACAAACTTAATCTTTAAATCTGCTTCTTCGTCTGATATTTGCTTCTTGCGCTTCCACTCGTCTAAAGCCTTGATTAAGGCTCGTTCCTTCTTAAACTCTGCTTCCCGCCTTGCCCGTATGCGCTCTTGCGCTTGCTGCTGGGCTACATCTACTGCATCTTTTTGTATGTTCTCGATCTGCTTAGAAACTGACTTACCAGCTTCACGGGCAGAATCTAAACCGCTACTTAGCCCTTTTGCACCTTCAGACAACCCGAGCAAATCTGACACATTATTTGCCTGTCAGCCAATGTGCAATAAATCCCACAACTGAACTAATAGCCGATACGACCATCATGCCGACCCAAAAACCGCCCCTGCCTTTGTTAGCCAAAGCTAAAAGTTCTTCCATGCCTTCTTCTAGCTTATCTACTTTGGCGGTCAGTTGGTCGACCTTTTCCCAAAGTTGGCCATATTTTACGGGGTCGATTTCAAAAGACATGGCTTACTCGTAAAGAATATTAATTAAGCCAGCGTCAAAAGTGTCTGTGCCGTTTACTGTGGTCACTCGAATTGCTGTTAATGCTGCTGCCA